TAAAAAAGGCTGGTGCGGACCACCAGTTTGTAATACACACGACGGACTACCTTTATCAGAGGCGGAATATGATTTAGAAGATGAATGTATTCATGTTGTTAGATTATATGACGATAAAGAAATGAAAGAAGCCGTTGAGGAGAACCATTCTCCTTCACAATGGCGAGATATATATACAAAATAGGTTTCTGTGCTCATTAAGAGACAGAAAGAAAAAGGAGAAAAAATAAATGAGTTCATTTAAAAAAATTGCTCTAATTATGGCTGCAGCCGTATCGAGCACGTTTTTGGTTGCAATTCCGCAGGCCTCTGCAGCAGTAAGTGGTGGATACGAACTATCCTCTACACTAGCTAATGGTGCTCGTGGCGTAACCGTTTTATCTTCTGATGCTGACAAGGCAGAAGCTGGTGTTAATTCAACTATTGCATTAACAACTTCAGACACCCTTGCTTCAACAGCAGATGATAACGTTTCGCTAGAAATTGCTGGACCAGCTATCTTTGGTGCTTTTACAGCAGCAGGAAGCAATGCAGCAACACTAGCACTTACCAATCTTGGTAAGACATTTACATTTACAGCAGCAACATCAACTGCGGTAAATCTTCCTTCACCAGTATTGGTTAACGTTACTGGAGCAGGAACAATTACAATTACACAAAAGAAAAAGGTTGGATCAGCCGTTTCTGTAATTGATATTAAAACAATTTATGCAGGAACAACTGCAAAGACAGACATTTTATCTGTATCAGACTCACTAGGTCGTGTTCAGGATTCATCTACACAGGGAACATTAACATCTTCTGCAGATGTTGCTGGTTCAACAACTGTAGTAAATGATGGAACAGCCTACGTAAATGTTTTGGCACGAGATGGATGGGCACAAACAATGTCAACAAACGGCGTATTGCAAGCAAATGCAAGCAATGGCGCAATTGTTGCTTGGGACGCATCACCATCAGTTCAGGCATCATTTGCCGCTAAAACAGGTACTGGTGGAGTTCTTTACGTAAAGCAGGGAACTGCTAACGAGAACAAGCCAGTAACAACAACAATTACAGTATCATACAACAACGTAGTTTTTGTCACAAAGACAGTGACATTTACTGGTCGTGCTGATGCAATTGTAGTTTCTGGTGTAGATATCGCACAGTCAAATGGAACTAGAACAGGTACATATGACTTTGTTGTTAAGGATTCTGCTGGAAATCAATTAGCTGGAGTAACTCCAACTGCTGATACCACAAAGTATACATCTCAAGTTACATCAGTTTCAGTAGCAGGAGCTTCATCAGCAACTGCAGTACAAAATGGTGGCTGGACATGTGCATCAACATCAGGATCAGCAACAATTCGTTTACAGTTCACACGCTCAGATGCTACAACAATTTATTCAAATGACTTTGTTGCAGCTTGTTCTGGTGGAGTAAACAAATACACAGCCTCACTTGATAAGTCATCTTACAAGGCAGGAGAAATTGCAACACTAACAATCTCAGCAACAGATATTAATGGTGCTAAGGTTTATGCTGGTGCAACACTAGGTGCTGGAGTAGCAATTTCAGGTGGTCAATTAACACCAGTAACTGCCCCATCATCAGGAGACGTATTTGATACTGCTGGTACTAGAGTAATCAAGTTTACCGTTGGAAATACATCTGGGTCATTTAATATGATCGTAGACCTTCCAGCATACGTATCAACTGATTCTGCAAAAACAGTTTCATATTCTATTGCCGACTCAGGAGCAGTTACAAATGCTGACGTCCTAAAGGCAATCGTTTCTTTAATTGCTTCAATTAACAAGCAGATTCAAGCCTTACAAAAGCTTATTCTAGCCAGGAAGTAATTTATGTAAATAAGGGGCAGGGGAAACCTTGCCCCTTTATTTATTAAATGATAGAATAGGTATATGGTAGTTGAAGACATGGACGGATCCTCAAAAGAAATGTTTTACGATAACATGGAAGAGCATTTTAGAAATAAAATATCTCTAGAGGTTTCAGGACTAGAATTACCTTACGAGTGGAAACCTAACGAAGTTATTAGATACATCGTTAGAAAAATAGAAAAGAGAAGTTAAGTGTTTAAAAAGATTAAGCAGGCCCTAGGTCTTGTTGAAGAAGTTCCAGCATTTGCTTGGGAACCAACAGTAAAAACTGTAAAGAAAGCTGTTAAGAAAACTTCAAAGAAGCCAGTAAAGAAAACAACAAAAAAGAAGCCAGTAAAGAAGTCTACTGCAAAGAAGACAACTAAGAAGAGTACAAAAAAGGCTACTAAAAAGCGTTAATGATTGCAATAGAAGATAAGTGCGAAATGCCTGATTGTAGCAATAAAGCTGAAAAGCTTACCTCTACAGAAACAAAATTTATACAAGTTTGTGGAGATTGTTACCAAGCTAAGTACAAAGTATAACTAAGGAGATAAAATGTGTATTGAATGTGGATGTGAATCAGTAGGAAGCGAATCTGGAATCGCTAATATTCCAGGAGGAATCCTTGATGCGTCAAGAGATGGGGAAGCTGGATTAACTTTAAACATGACAGCAACTTCAGAACAGAGAGAAAGTTTTATTAATGAGTGATAACGGAACTGGTATGGATACTCCGCCTAACAGCGAGCCATCAGGTGCAGTAACATCTCAAGAAGTAGGAAGAAAGAAACCTTCTCAAGGTAAATTTCACTCTGGTCCAAGACCCCCTACAAAAATTGATCAAAACAAGCATGGCATACGTAGAGAAACTACATATGGCCCTAAAAAGACTAAGCCAAAAAAAGTTTAATTAAAAATTAAGCATAGAGAACCCCCAGAAAAAGGGGGTTTTCTATTGACGAAACTATTAATAAATACTATAATAGTAATAAGAGATAGGGATAGATTTGACTACCATTGTTGGAATTCAGGGTGAAGGCTGGACTGTCATGGCTGCAGATAGCCAGATAACAGATGAAAGCTCTAAGATAATTAGTCCAGATACACCAAAGATTATTAGATTTAATAATATTTTAATTGGTCTTCGTGGAGATGCAAGACCTGGCGATATAGTAACTTATAACTGGAAACCACCTAGAATGTCTGGAGACCCTCAGACTTGGGTTGTTGCAAAAATGATTCCATCAATGATAAAAGCATTTGATAAATTTGGATATGACTGGAAAGATAAAGAGTCTGAGTTTAATTTTATAGTTTCTGTAAATGGTGAGCTTTTTGATATTGGATCAGATATGTCAATAAGTAGATCACAGTACAGAATGTACGCTTCTGGAAGCGGCAAGGACCTTGCTATAGGGTATATGGCTGGTCAGTCATGGAATAGCATTGAAGAGGCTCAGGAGATTGCAGCAGAGGCTGTAGCAGTAGCAGCGATGTTTGATATTCATACAAGTGAGCCAATACAGGTTGAAGTTGGATGAGAAAGTTAATTGACGGATCAGAAGTTGAAGAAACAGATAAGCCTGTAGACTTAACAATACATACAAAAGCTCCAGGAAAATGGAAGCTTATAGATTTAGAAACTGGCCAAGAGTATATTGGATCTAATGTAGTTACTAAATATGGAAAATGGATAAGGATGGATAAATAATGGGAAAAAATGGCCCTAAGCCAAAAGTGCCTATGAATACAACTGTTATAAAAAATGGTCGCATAGTAAGAATTAGAAAAGACGGAACAGTAAAGGCTGACCTTGGCCCTTATACTCAAAAACCACAGAAGAGTAAATAATGATTAAGCCAATTGGTGCAATGCTTTTAGTTAAAGAAAATGAAGTAACAGATAAGAAAACCACAAGCGGATTAGTTATCTCAGCAGCTTTTGCAGATGTTGGCCCTAAGAGTGGAAAAGTGATAGACATTGGCGATGGAGAATATAACTATAAAGGCGATCTTATTCCTGTTAATGGAATAGATATAGGTGATACCGTATTCTATCAAGACCATAGCGGAACTGATATAGAAGATGAAGATAACACAAAGTATCTACTTATAAATGCTAAAAATATATTAGCCATAAAAGTAGAAAAATAGGTATTCATGTCTATTCATTTAACTAGAATCTATACAAAAACTGGAGACGATGGCGGAACATCATTGGCTAATAATGTTCGTACAAGCAAGATAAGTCCTATTATTCAAGCTATAGGATCCGTAGATGAAGCAAACTCTGCAATTGGAATGGCAACAGAATATTATAACGACATAATTGAAAGAATACAAAACGATCTCTTTGACCTTGGGGCAGACTTAGCTGGATCAAAATCTATGACTATATCAGATAAAAGAATAAAGTATTTAGAAAACGTTATAGATGACTATAATGAGCACCTAGAGCCTTTAAACTCATTTGTTCTTCCTACAGGTTCTCTACATAATGCTAGAACTATTGTAAGACGTGCCGAAAGAGATGTTTGGTTGGCAATAGAGATACACGAAAACAATGATGAATTTAAAATTAATCGAAACATACCAGTTTACCTAAATAGATTATCTGATCTATTGTTTGTTATGGCACGATACCACAACAAAGATAAAGAAAAGTTATGGGTACCTAATCATGAAAACTAAACGTATATTAGCAGCCATTATATTGGTTGTGGCTGGAGGAGTATTCTTCTCAGTTAAACCAAGTCCAGATTGTGTGAATGTCTACGTAGACTTTGCCTCTTTGGATAAGGGATCAAAGCTTTCTAAATGTATACCAGTATCTGGACAAGATACGGCCTTGAATATCCTAGCCAAGACAGACATTGAATTAGCTGGTACAGACAAGTATGGCCTAGCCGTAGTCTGCAGAGTAAATAACCTTCCAGGATCCGATAAAGAGTCTTGCTTAGTAATGCCACCAGAAGATGCTTTCTGGGCATTTATAATTAAGAATAAAATGAGTGCTACCAATTTATTTCCAAAATGGGGTTGGGCACAAAAAGGTGTTTCTGAGGTATACTTAACTCCTGGGGATTCCCTAGGCTTAGTATTTTCAGAAAAGGGTGATTTAAAGTGGCCAGATTAGACGTATTAACAGAGGTAGAAAAAAAAGCTGATGGCTATGCAGTCATTAATGTGCTATCAAATATAGCGTTAAATATATTTGGCGGATACTATGTTGTAGAACTAACTACATACATATGGAGATCATTAACTGGTCATTAAGACCATATAGTGAAAGCGAAAAGTGCGGCGGAAGAGAGAACATGTTTAATAGACTGAAATGCAGATATAAGGGTCATATCCTAAAAGAAGTTGGGGCATGTCCATATACTGGTTCAACCTATGATTACTGTAAAAGATGCACCGCAATGATTCCTAGACAAATAGCAGAATAGGGTAAATTATGATTAATTGGTTAGTTAATAGAATATTCAGATGGGACTCACTAAGAGAGTCTATCTTTGATGAAGTAATGCTGTATCAATCTGTAACCAAGGCAATGGTCGATCATGACAAAGAGCATCCGTCCAACCTTACTTGGTCTGAAGGAAATAGGTGGTATGGATGGACCTATAGCCCTTCTAATAAAAGATATTACTTTGATGATATCGGTAATGAGTCTCTCATGGGATTATG